ATTTTGAACTAAATTTTTTTCTCCTGCTATACTACCAACAAGTTCATTAACTGTTTTTCCAGCCTTCTCCAAACCACCTTTCATAAGGCTTGTCGCAGCATCCATTCCTGCTTCTTGTAAGAAGTTCATATTTCCCTCACCATATGCTGCTTGGTTCGAGTCCACAAGATTGGCAGGAATAGGAAGTAAAATTTGACCCAATAACTCAGATTTCAAATTATCTTGATTTCTTGTTACTAATCTTTCCCTAGATCCAGGATTACTTTCATTTCTTTTATATTTGAATGCAGAAAATTTAATAAAGTCTTGACCACTTTCTATGGTGCTATATGGATATCTTAAATCATTAAATTTTTCTGGTTTACCTTGTTTACCTGGTTCACTTACTATCTGATTTAACCTTGCCTGATATGACTTATTTGATTTATTTTCTTCTTTCTTTTTTTCAGGATTTTTTGATTTTTCTGTATTAGTTGTAACAGTAGGCATACTAGACGCTTCAATTTCACTGTCTAATAATAGACTACCATCACTATTGATTGGCCTACCAGTCGCAGTATCGTATGTTATTCCTGAAACGGTGTAAGTTGACATTTATATCTTTTTTTAACTATTTAGACCTATTTTTCCAAAAGGTATTTCTCTGGCATCCGCAATCTCATCAGGATAGATTTCATACAGTTGGCCGACTATTTCATTCCAAGTATATTGTCTCATTTGACCCCAATGATAATTTAAACCTTTAAAACCCCATTGAAATATATCAGTGACCGCAACTAATGGATGTGCATCATATTGAATAATTGGTGTTTTTGGTGCATATACAAATGTATAATACTTTCCTACATCTGGTACGGGTGTTACCGTTTTATTAAGAGCTTCCATCATTTCCAACATTAAATCATCAGGATCTTCTGTCCCTCTGATACCATTAACCACAGAACGTATTCTGTTATGTTTGTCTTCTGTTGGATAACTATATGTCATCTGGTGATACCTAGTTCGTCTTCGGTTAATATTTTAAATTCCAATCCTCTATCAAGACAATAATTTTTTGCTGCCTTCCATTTTGCCTGATTTTTTACATATTCACGAACTTCGTAAATATAACCTTTTGTTTTCTTTTTTTGTGGTTTGGGTTCAATACATTGTTTTTTGGGTTTTACTTCAATAATATATTTTTTAATCTTTCCTGTATTTTCTTTAACTTTAATATAAAAGTCTGGAAAATATCTATGAATTTTATTATCTAATGGAGAACGATATGGTAAAAAGACTTCTTCACTTCCCCATTCTAAAATATTTTGATTACTATCACAATATTTCATAAATTTTAATTCCCATAATGAACGATAGATGATGTTTCTAAAGTTACCTTTATATTTTAGGGGATTGTTTGGTTGATAACGACCCTTATAAGACATCTAAATAGAAATAATAATATAAGTATATTTAGAGTGTCAGGACTTATTTCAAATTATAAAATGACAGCACTTACTAAAATGGATATTAGTAAGGTATCTTTGAATAATCAATATCAAGTTAATATTTCAGGAATAACTGCAGATTTAAAAGGATATTTGGGTAGATATTATAATATTCCAAATAATTATGCATCTGGTGGTGATATTGGTATAATGTGTGCAGAAGCCACACTTCCAACTAGTTCGTTTGCTACATCAGAAGTTAAAGATAATTTTCATGGAGTAAATCAACAATTTGCTCATACAAGAATTTACATTGATAGTGATTTTTCTTTTTACATTGATGATAATTATAATGTTTTGAAATTTTTTGAGGGATGGATGGACTATATTTCAGGTGATGATAATAGTGAGTTTAGAAGAGATGATGACGTAAATTATTACAGGAGATTTAATTATCCTATGAATACTGATAGAAAAATTGGATATAAATGTGGAAGTTTAACAATATCTAAGTTTGAAAAAAATTTTGATAAATCTATCAAATATAGTTTTATAAATGCATTTCCTAAAGCAATGATATCAATACCTGTTCAATATGGTGGTGCAGATCTTTTAAAAGTAAATGTTCAATTTGCATATGATCGTTATAATCTTATCTAAATAAACCGCTATAAATAAACTTACTGAAGTGTGAAAACATTATGCCATTACCGAAAATTTCTACACCAACATATGAGTTGGTATTACCATCTACTAATAAAAAAGTTAAATATAGACCATTTTTAGTTAAAGAAGAAAAAATCTTAATTATGGCATTGGAATCTGAAGATCAAAAACAGATTACCAATGCAATAAAAACAGTTTTAGCTGACTGTATTTTGACTAGAGGTATTAAGGTCGATAAGATGGCAACATTTGATATTGAATATTTGTTTTTAAATGTTCGTGGAAAATCTGTTGGTGAAACTGTAGAAGTTAATGTAACATGTCCAGATGATGGGAAAACTACAGTGGAAATGGAGATTGATATTGATTCAATAAAAATTCAAAAGGATCCTAATCATTCTAATATTATTAAATTAGACAATGATTTATCCATTCAGATGAATTATCCATCATTAAATCAATTTATCGAAACTAATTTTGATCTTAGTGATACTAAAAATCAAGTGGATCAATCTTTACATGTAATTATGTCTTGTATTAATCAAGTATATAATAGTGAAGAATCTTGGTCTGCTGCTGAATGTACAAAAAAAGAATTGAAAGAATTTGTTGAATCAATGAACTCTAAACAATTTAAAGAAGTTGAAACTTTTTTTGAAACAATGCCTAAATTATCCCATAAAGTCAAAGTAACAAATCCAGAGACTAAAGTTGAAAGTGAGGTTGTAATTGAGGGATTAGCATCTTTTTTCAGTTAGCTCTGGCACATGAGAGTTTGGAAAATTATTATCGTACTAATTTTGCCCTCATACAGCACCATAAATATAGCTTAACAGAGCTTGAAAACATGATACCGTGGGAGAGAGAAATATATGTTTCACTTCTCCAACAATACATCGAAGAAGAAAATTTAAAACAACAGCAAAGTGGCAGCAATTACTCCTGAGATAGTACCATCAAACATTAAGTTAAATGTAACTAACGTAAAAAGTATTTTTAACGGTGGTGGTAAGGGAGGTGCCATAACTCGTCGTGAGTCAGGATCTATTGTCCCCAAAGGTGGTGCCATTGTTCCCAAACGTCGTTCTCTTGATACTGAAAAATTATTTGAATTAAATGATTATGATCCTTTAGAAAAAAGGGTCGCTGCGAATGAAAAGAAAATAACGATGCTCAAAAGGATTATTAAAATCCAACAAAATCCATTTGGTGGTGGCCCTTTGGAAGAAATTAATTCTATTCTTCAAGATATTGGTAATGCACTATCATTAGATTTTGGAAATAGAATAACACAAAAAAAGAATGAAATAGATGCTTTAAGAGAAGGAGCAGAAACTAAAAAAAGAGGTGGAATAGAGGCAGGATTAGAAACAGTTAATAAAATAACTAGTAAAGTAGGAACAGCATTTAGTGCTGTTACTGCTCCTGCAAGAAATATTCTTGATAAAGTCATAGGATTTTTTACTACCTTAGCAACAGGATTTTTAGCGGATAAGGCATTAACATGGTTGTCAGAAAATAAAGATAAAGTAACAGGATTTTTTGGATTTTTACAAGATCATGGAAAGAAAATTTTAATTGGTCTTGGAGTTCTTGTTGGTGGTGTTATTGCCGTTAAACTTGTTAAAAAAGTTAGGCAAGTTATTAGATTTCTTAAAACTGGTTTAGTCATTGTTAAGAATGCTCTTAGAATAGCAAGAATGTTGCTAAGGTTTGGCCCTAAAGCATTAGGAAAAGTTGGTAAAGTTCTTAATATTGGTACTAAAGTTGCTCCTAAAGTAACTCAAAAAACAACTCAAAAAATTGCTACAAAAGTAGCAAAAAAAGGTGGATTTAAAGCTTTGGGTATGTTCCCAATTATTGGAAATTTGGTTGATCTAGCAATGGCTGGTTATCGTGCTTCTAAAGGTGACTTTACTGGTGCTGCACTTTCATTGGGTAGTGCTATTCCTGGCCCTATTGGTTATACTATTGCTGCAGCAGATATTGCAAGAGATGTAATATCTCCTTCTGAAGAAAGAACTAAAGGTACACTGGGAACAATTGCCGATACTTATAGTGATTTGGTCAATACCACTACCAATATGGATTTTTCTGGAAATGTTAGATCACAAAATCTTCAACAATCTACAAGAAATAATGTAACAATAATGGATACTATAAAAGTTTCTGATATGGTTAATAATCAAGGTACTGCTAATTCAAATGTGGGTGGTGATAGTGAAAATTCCATACCTTTTGTTGGGGCAGAAGATGTTTCAAATTCTTATATACCTCTTACAAAAGATCTTTTGGGGGTATATGATTAATGGCCATCACATCTACAAAACTAAAAATTACTGCTGTTAATATTAGAAGTGTGTTGAATAAAAATACCAAAACATTAGAAAAATTAAATTCTAAAAAAACATCTCTATCACGTAAATTAAGATTAAAAGCAGAGAGAGATGCAGCTGAAACAAATATAGAAAAGAAACCAAAAAAAGGCCCATTAAAAAGTATTCTATCCAATATATCAACTACTGTTATGAGTATAAAAGATAAAATATTAAATTTCTTTGGTTATCTTTTAATGGGAATGTTGGTTAAAAATCTACCCATAGTCATAGAAAAATTAAAATCTGCTTATGAATTTGTAAAACCTTTGATTGAAACTGCTTGGAAAGTTATAAGTTTTATTGGTAAATCTTTGTTTAAATTTGGTGGATGGATATCTGGATTATTTAATCGTAAAAAAGCAGAGGAAAACACCGATCTTTTATATGATAATTCTACTGTTTTGGAAGAAGAAATAGATACTGTCAATATTGATAATTCAGAAAATAATATTCAGGAATCGACAACAGAATTAAAACCAAAACCTCTTTCCACAGCTGAAATTCGTGCTGCTAATCCAGAAATTGTACCAGGTACTCGTATAAATGAAATTGGTGCACTGGGAGGAGGAAAACCTTCTAGTGGAGACTTATCCATGTTTAAGGATAAATCAAAACCCCAAACAGAGACTACACCAAAAATCAATATAAATTCACAGATTGGTGATATAGTAAATGATAATAAAATTAATAAGATTATTCATAAGACAAATATGTCGTCATCTATTTTTAATGATGATAATTCAAAAAAAGTGATATCAAAAATTAAAAATAAAAATTCTAAAAATTTAGTAGGAAACCTTGATGATAAAACTAATACTGTAATAATTCCTATCGAAGTTGAAAAAATAATTCCAACAAATAAATCTAATGGAGGATCTAATACCATAAATTCAGTTGAACCATTAGCATCTGTTGGATCAGATATGAGGATGCCATAATGTCAGTGCAATCATCAAAATATAGTATATTTAAAATCATATCTGCTGATGGTAAAAATGAAGTAGATTTTGCACAGGGTCAATTTAGAATTGCTAATTTTTACTATTATGAAAATGTATTATCACCATTTATAACAGGAATAGTTACAATTGTAAGCACAAGTGCAGTTACTAAGTCTAAAGATGATACGCAAGAGAGACTTGGATCTTTACATAGTTCACTTCCATTAGAAGTAGGTTGTGAACTTTTAGTAAAAATTGAAGATCCTATAGGAGAGGGATTGGATTTTTCATCTAAAAAAGATCCATTTAAAAGATTATATGTTAATGAAGTTCAAATTATAGATAAAAAATCAACTTCTGAAATTATTCAAATAAGATTTATATCTAGAATAGGATTATTAAATAATACAAAAAGACTTACTAAACATTACACAGGTAAAATTACAAATTCTATCGAAAAAATTCTTAAAAATGAATTTAAATTAGATACGGATAGAATTAATATTGATGATTGTAGTAATCCATACTCCTTTGCTGGAATGACAAAAAGGCCTTTTGATTTAATTCTTATGCTTGCAAAACAATCAGTACCAGAAAATACTTCAAATCCTGGTTATTTTGCTTATGAAACAAAAAGTGGTTTTAATTATGTTTCTGTTGATTCAATTATTAATAATGATCCATATGACAAAACATATCATTATGATGGTAAAGTTCAATCAACATCACAAACTAGGGATGAAAGTAATGATTATAAGATAGCATCTTTACAAGTAATAAAAGATCAGAATTTAATGTCTCAAATTAGATCTGGTGTATATGCAAATAAAACTATATTTTTCAATCCCCAAACTTACAAGTTTACAGAAATTGATGTTACTGTTGATGATGGAAGATTATATAAAGATCCAAAATTTTCTACGCTAGGAAAAAAACCAGAAATTCCTAAAATATTATCTGAAAATTTTGAACAAGGAAATAAATTTCATAGAGTACAAACTGCAGTATTAAATATCGGGGGTGAATCTGAAAGTATAAATCCTAATAATAGTCCTGAGTTATACTATGCTGCTGGAACCACTAGATATAATATGCTTTTTTCACAAAAACACTCTATAACAATTCCTTGTAATACTGATCTGGAAGCAGGTAATACTTTACGTCTTGAAATTGAAGATATCACTGATAAAAAAGAACAAGGGCCAGATCAAAAACAAAGTGGTGTTTATATTATTTCATCTTTATGCCATTATTTTGAATCAGAAAAATCTGTAACTTCGTTAACTTTAGTACGTGATTCCTATGGATTGCATGCTTCTAAAAATTCATCTAAATCTAATGCATCAACTAAATTTAGTAATAAAAGTAGAACTAGACGTGGAGGTAGAAGATAATGTTGTATAATTCTGTATCAGATCATGACTTTTATGGACTTGCAACTCATGAATGGATTGGTATTATTTTACCTTATGAATCTCAAAAAAATCAAATTGATGGAAATTCTGGTTTTGGATATAGATTTAGAGTCGCAATCATGGGATACCATCCTTTAGATAGTTCAATAAAAGATGAAGAAATAGTTTTTGCTTTGGTTGCTCTTGGTGTCTCTGATGGAAGTGGTGCAGGAGGTAGAAAAAAAGATCCAGCACTATCTCAAGGTGATGTTGTTCTTGGTAAATTTTTAGATGGTGATCGAAAACAAAATCCTATAATATTGAATGTTTTAGGTAGATCTTCGGGTATTAGATATGGTAAAGGTAGATTTGATTCAAAAACTGGATTTGTTGGATCAACTAAGAAAGGTAATTTACTTAATGCTATTGCTAATCAAAATGAAGAAACAAATGAAAATATTGGGTTAAATTCTCCTAGAGCTGTATCATCATCAAATAATAAAAGACAACCACCCATAGAACAGATGGCTCAACAGGGATTAAATCCTAATGAAAACAAAGTTGGTGTAATCCCAGAACCTTCTAAACAATAATATGGTAAGATTCAATAAATATCAGATACGGAGGAAATAATTATGGTTACGCCAGCACCAGAAATTTTAGATCAAACAACTATTAACACTATTAAAAATTTAATAGAAGCAAATCCTCCCTCCGAAAAAATACAAAATGCTATAAGAAAATATAAAAATACATATCCAGAAGTTTTTAAAGATGTTTCACCAATAGATAATGATTTACTTTCTTCAGAAGAACAAATAAAAAGATTTAATTTAATTAAAACTCATAGAACGGAACCAGTGCCTGATAGTATTACCACTGGATTTCATATTGTTTCCCCAAATGCATGTAAAGATAGCACATTTGATCAAATGGAAGCTAATTTGAAGAATTTTTTTAGTAAAATTAATGCTCCTGGAAGTTCATCACTAAATTTACCTAATGAGATTAAACAAATGTCTAAGGTAATGAGTCGTGGTATGAATGGTTATGTTAATAAAATAACTGGTTCTTTAAATGATAAAATGGCAGAATTGATGAGTTCTGGATTTGATGGAATAGCAACATCTTATCAAACACAAGCAGATCTGGGATTGATACCTTATAGTAAAGCTATTCAGTTAATCAAAGCAGAGCAAGAGGGTCTTTTGCCCTCTATTAGTTCATTATTAGATGGAGTCAATTGTGTAGGCCCAAAAATAATGGATGCCTTGACTGGTACTTTAAGTGATTTACTCACATCAGCAATGAAAAATGCAACTAATGTTCCTGCATGTGCTGTGGAACAAATGATGGGTGCTGTTACTCATGACATCGCAAATACCATAGATGATGCCATAACTCCACTTTTAACACCTCTTACAGGAAAGTTTGGAATAGACTTTGATATAAAGGGATTTGTACTTGGTGGTGTAGATGTTTTTAAAAGAGTAGATGCTTTCCTCAGTTGTGATGACAAACAAAATTGCCCTTCCACTGATAAAACCATAATTGGTAAAGGTAACCAAATGGTTAAGGGAGTCGGTGATCTTAAATCAAATTTTAAAAATGTTTTTGATGGTAATAGTTTAAATACTCTTTCTAATGCATCAAATAAAATTAAAACTCCTTTTGAAGAGAAATATGGTTCTTGGGATATTTTTGGAGGTTCTTCGTCAAATACAACATCTTTAAGTCCTTGTAATACTGGAAATCCTTTTAAATGTGGAGCTCCAACTGTTGATATATTTGGTGGTGGAGGTGTGGGTGCATCTGGTAAAATAATTTTTGGAAAATTTATTAATAGATTAGATACTGAAGATATATTTGCTGCAGTACAAAGAACTGCAAGTATTGTTGGTGTTGAAATAACTGATCCTGGAAGTGGATATACAGAAGATCCAATAGTGAAGTTTAATGATAATTGTAATCAGGGGTTTGGAGCATATGCTAGAGCACACATAGATTCTAATCCACAATCCCCTACATATGGACAACTCTCAAGTATAACAATACTTACTTCTGGTGAAAATTATCCCGTAGAAGATGATGAGGTACCTTTATTCATAAGTGAAGTTATTATTGAAAATCAAGGTGAAGGATATACCGAAAATGATACTTTAGAAAATTTTAATTTGAATATAACTAATGGTAGAATTACAGGGGGTAAAATGATTAATGATATTCCTTATAACGATTTACCTAATCTAAATATTAATAGTGATACTGGAGTTGGTGCTATCTTAAGACCTATAATGTCTAAAACAAGACCTCAAGGTGAAGTTGTTCAAGTTATAGATTGCATTAGTGGTAGAAAAGAGTTAATTGGTTATGTAAATGGTGTTCCATATTATGGCCCATTCCATTTCCATCCAACAAAAGGTGTAAAAATGGTTGGGGCTAAACATGTAGACTACTCACATGAGATAATTTACAATACAATGGAGGAAAGTCTTGAACAACCTTCAGTAGTTTCTCAAGTGTCTACATCTACAATTTTAGAAACTAATGAAACTGTGGAGACAACGACATCAGTTGATCAAACACCAATAATTGTAACAGAGCAAGTGACTTCAACTCCTCCTATGACAGAGACAACAACTGATACTTCGACTTCCTCTAGTTCAAGTAATCCTACTCCACCAAGTAGTCCACCAAGTAGTCCACCTTCAGGTGGTGGATATGGAGGAGGTTACTGATGAATGAAGATGCTAGAAGACAGGAAGTAATTGGCCAAAAATTATATTTAGAGACCGATAATCCTAGTAACAGTGATTTTGGCCCAGAGGCTTTTGCTATTAAAGGTACTAATGACGACGGATGTAGATTTGTATTAGCTCATCATGAATCTAATACCACTAGAATAGAATCTGAAGGAGATATATTACTTAATGCTGGAGTAAAAAGTAAAAATTTTGGAACAAGTTTAAATGTAATATCACATGGAGGAGACATTCAAGTAAATTCTACCATGGCTGGAATTGGTATTAAGGCAAGTGATGAACTTATATTAGAAGCAGATAAAATTATACTTAAAGCAAATAAAATTCAAATAGGTGACCAATTTTCTCATGGAACTAAAGAAATTACATTAAATGCAACTAGAATACAAGTTGATGGTAAAAAAGGCAATTTACCAAATCATTTAAAATTGAGTTGGGGTTCCGCAATTTCTTTTGGGCCTGGTGGTTTTGTTGGTCAATCAGTCGCAGATAAATTTTTTAGTAGATAATAATGGCTAACGTTAACGCTGACTTTAATCAATCAGGTAATTCCGTATTTGAGAACGTTTATATTACGGGATCACTGGATTATGATTTTAGTAATGATGATTTAACTATTGCAAAATTAGATGTAGCAGAATCAAACTTTAAGAAGATATTAATAGATAATCTTATTGTTTCAGCAGGTTCTTTTGCTGGCATAACGACTTTTAATGATGAAGTACATATAGAAGATTGGATTTATCATTATAATGATTTTACTGAAGGTATAGATCTAATAAATCCTAAAACTGGTAGAAAAGAATTAGATACCAAATTTGGTTTTCCTTTTGAAAATACCTTTGCTATAAACACTAATAATGTAGAAAGATTAACTATAAATCCTGAAGGATTTGTTGGTATTGCAACTGCAAATCCAGTACAAAAATTCCAGATAAATTCTGGTGCTAATTCTCTTGTGGTTACAGGTGTTGGTACATTGGGTGTTGGAACTGAAAGTCCTGGTAATTTTGGTATCAATAATACAGAACATGGTCAATTAAGAGCAGATTTTGATGGAAGTATAAGAATAGCTAGAAATATTTACGATTCATCGGGTTCTCCAGGTGTCAATAATTATTGGATGAGACGAGATGAAAATGGAATAAGATGGGTACCACTTACACCAGAATTTAAAGAGGGTATTTTTATTCAAGATGAAGGAGTAGATATTCCATCCGCAGGTGCTGCACAATCATTCACAACAATAAACTTTAAACAAAAAAATAGTTTAGGTTTGGGAGTTGATACACTTATTCCTACAGCAGGTGATACTACTACATCATCAGGTAGTGGTCTAGCAACGGTTACTACTTTTGATTTATGGGGTCATACTGATTCTACTAATACATCTTCAATCTACAGGATGACTAAGGTTGGTATTAAAAATAGTAGTCCATCAACTGATTTAGATGTAACGGGAACTGTTCATTTTAGTGATACACTTGATGTTGATGGTGGAGTAACTTTCAATTCAACTTTAGATGTTGATGCTGCTACAACTTTAAACAGTACACTTGATGTTGATGGTGGTACAACTCTAAACAGTACACTTGATGTTGATGGCAATACAACCTTAAATGCAGGATTAGATGTTGATGGTGCTACAACTTTAAACAGTACACTTGATGTTGATGCAGGTACAACTTTAAACAGTACACTTGATGTTGATGGACTAGTAACATTTAATAATGTAACTGATGCATCAAGCACCACTTCAGCTTCAGTTCAGATTGATGGTGGTGTTGGTATTGTAAAAAATGTACGAATAGGTGAGAATTTACATTTAATTGATGATAAAAAAGCATTTTTTGGTGGTGAAGATGACCTAGAAATATTCCATCAATCTTCAGACAATACTTCAAGAATATTAAGTGATAATAAAAATTTATTAATATATACCACTGGTTCTGCTTCGGTAAGTATTTTATCTAACAGTAAAAATGCTGTTGTAGCTAGTCCTAATTCAGATGTTGGATTGTATTTTGATAATGTACTTAAGTTCAAAACTACAGGAATTGGGGCTTCTGCTGTAGGAAGTTTGGGAGTAAGAGATGATTTAGAAGTTCTAGGTGTTTCTACAGTTGCGGGAATTGCCACATTTAAAGATGATGTAGGAATTGCCAAGACTTTATTTTTAAAGTCTTTCTTAAAAGATAGTAATAACAATACTGGTGTAGGTATTGCTAAAACAGATTATCGTTTGGCATCTGTTGGTTCTGGTGTATCATGGAGACCATCTGGTGTTGAAACTGAAAATGCTATTTGGGTTTCGGTTGATGGTATTGATACTAATAGTGGATTACTTGAAGGTGATGCAAAAAGGACAATTGGTGCAGCTGCAGCAATAGCACAAGAAGGGGATACTATTATTATTCGTTCTGGTACTTATGTTGAAAATAATCCAATTGGATTAAGAACTGATGTTTCAGTTTCTGGCGAAGACTTAAGACTTGTAACCATAGTTCCTCAAAATAGGAATAAAGATGTTTTTCATGTTAGAAGAGGTTGTCTAATACAAAATGTCAACTTTTCAGGCCCAGTTAATGATGGTCAGAGTGGAGTTTCATATGATCATTCTAATTGTGGTGCTGTTGCATTTCCCCCAACAGAAACAGGAATTGCTGGTGGGGTAGACTTTCAGGCGGTAACTGGATACACAGATTTTGGTCCTGCAAATGAAGGTGCTGCTGGTAGATGGAGATCTCCATATATTCGTAACTGTACTAATTTTATGACAGGTAGTATAGGTATGAAAATAAATGGTGATTATGCTGAAGCTAATTTCACGGGAACAAATAACTTAGGTCAAGATTTAAAATCTATGGTATGTGACTCATTTACACAATATAATGAAGCAGGTATTGGTGTTTCTCTTACTAATAATGCATATGCTCAATTAGTTTCTATATTTACAATTGCAACTGAAGTTGGTATTGCTGCCAATAGTGGTGGTCAATGTGATTTAACAAACTCTAATTCATCATTTGGTACTTTTGGTTTGGTTGCTGATGGTTTTGGTCGTGTAGAATTTTCAGGATTTACATTAGAGGATGCTCCTGCAGAAGTAGATGTGGTGAGTATAAATGGTGTTGTTGATGATGAAAATAATTTTAGAAAACCATTTGATGGTCAGGGTGTTTATTTCCACATTAATTTAGTTGATTTTGATGATACAACTGTTTCTGGTATAGTTACACAACCTCTTCAATTAGTTAGAGGTATTACTGTTACATTTGGAGGAAATCCTGGTGAATATAGTGCAGGAGCACCTCCTATTGTTACTGTCAATACTCCATTAGGGCCAGAGGCAATTCTTCCTGAATTTTCTCCAAATGTGAGTGCTGCAGGAACAATTACTTCAATTGATGTTCTTAATAGTGGTAGAAATTTTCTTCCAAATCAAGCAATAAATGTTACCATTTCTGGTGGTGGTTCTGCAACAGCAATCGCTGATATGGATCCAATATTATTTACTGTTGAAAGTTCGACGGAACCAGATCCTACAACTGGATTATGTGATGTAACATTTAATGAATTTATACCCTACCCAGTTTTTGGGGGAACAAAAGTTGAATTTGTAAGAATTAGTAGAATTATCACTAGTTCTCATTCCTTTGAGTATGTTGGTGCTGGTACAGACATAAATAGAGCAAACCCCTTCCAAGGAGGAGTACCTGTTCCTGAAAATGAAATTGTTGCAATTAATGGTGGTCAAGTACCTTTTACAAGTACGGATCAAAAAGGAAACTTTAGAATTGGTGAGGGATTAGTTATTGATCAGACAACATCTACAATTTCAGGTCGAGATTTTAACAGAGCACTTCAAGCACAAATAACACCCTTAATATTAGCATTAAGATAATATGGCAATAGCACCAGTCAATAAATTTATATCACTTGCTGTTCCTGTTTCACCAGGAGAGCAAAAATTGTATGAGGTTCCTACAGGAACTTCTGCGTTGGTGCTATATGCTCAAGTTGCTAATGTTGGAATTGGTCAATCATTTCCTACTGTAACATTTTTTCAAAGAAGAAAATCAAGAAGTACGGGTAATACTAGAGATATTAGAGTTTTAAGAGATGTAGAAATTCCACCAAATGATGCTTTAATTGTGATTGATGGTAGAATGGTTTTAGAAAAAACACCATTAGTTGTTGATAGTTTATATATTACAGGGACTCAATCTGGACTGGCAACAGTCACTAATGTATTATATGAAGAACCAACTGGAATTACAACAATTTCTACATTAAGCCCTCATGGATTTTCTGTGGGTGATCAAATAACAATTGGTGGAATTGCATTTAATTGTAAAAGTGATAGAGCTTATGGTCTTACCACCACTATTTTTCCAGATCCTAATAAATCTTATATTGTAGAGAATGTTATTAATACACTAGAGTTCTCTACTAATGTTGGTGGTTCTAATGAAATTAATCATTTTTATAGACCTGCGGTTCATACTTTTGTTCGTGCTGAAAAAGATGCTATTACATTAGTTGGTACATCACAAAAATATAAACCATCTGGTGCAGATTATAATCCTGTTACTGGTATTGTTACATTTACAGCTGATTGCACTAACATAGTTCAACCAGATGGTTCTGATGGTGGGCCATTTACACCAACTGATGCGGTATATGATGGAAATGTTGGTATCATGACGATTACTTTAAGTGGTCACAAATATGCCACAGGAGATTTGGTTAAATTTGATGATTATTCTTTATCATTTACATGTAGTATGGACGGTAATAATAAAGTAAAAAGATATCCACGATCATCAGATCCAATAAGAGCTACATGGGTATCGGTTGGAAATACTACAAATAATACATTTGAAATTGATGTTGGTAAATCACCAATATTTTATAGTAATCCAACTGATGTCATATATGATCCTCTAGTTGGATTTTCAACATTTATCATTGGATCAGATGCTGATAAATTTGAAGGCCCTACAAGTAATACCATAGTAGATGCATTATACAGTCCAACAACAACTGCAGGTATTCTTACGTGCACAATTCCTGCTCATGGATTTTCTACTGGAGATTTAATTAAGATTGATGATAATTCTTTAACATTTACTTATCCTTCTGGTGGTGGCACTGTGGAGAGAAAGTTCCCAACACCATCAGATCCTATTAGTGGTATATTTACAGGAATTACCCGTATTAATGATGACACGTTTAAGGTAGATGTTATTGGTCAAGGTGCGATTTCAAATACATCCATACATACTTTTGTAAAATCTACACCTGGTGGTCTTAAAAAGGTAAAAGAATATGTAAAATTAGCAAATCAATCTATTCAATTTACATGTTCAAAAGATAATCATGTGGGAGTTCATACGTATCCAAGACCTGATGGTTATGGCGGTGCTACTGGTAATGATCCAACATATGATACTGCAGTTCCAATCACCGCAGTTTCTGAGACTACAATCACTTTGGGTGTTGGTACTGCAAAAGATACAACATCAGGAATTCATACTTTTATACCTCAAACAGGTTTAACAATTACCGATGCAATTTATGATCCAGTTGTTGGTATCATGACTGTAACAATTCCTGATCATGGATTGTATAATGGAGATGCCATTAAAATTGCAGATAATTCTTTAACATTTAGTTGTGATTATTGTGGTGAAATAGGAATTAAATCAGAAAAAACATATCCAAGAATAACAGATTTTGCTAGTGATACATGGTTAGGAATTGGTAATACAACGACAAATACGTTTGAAGTTCAAGTTTTAGGTAAAATTCCTTCTACTAATACAAATAAACACACTTTTGTAGGGGCAGCTGATAGTTCTGTTACAAGGGCTGTGATTAAAGGTGGTGGTGCATACACACATACATTACAATCGGCAACAGCTGGTATGAGAAGATCAACTGATAAAATTACCATAGCACAAAATTCTTTGGTGTTTACATGTACTCAAGATTTAAATCAAACAGAACATACATATCCAAGAGTTACTGATCCTTTATATGATGGAACATTAAGTGGAAGTGGAACCACCGCAATTACCAGAGCTGATTATAATACTTTTGCAGCGTATGTTGGAGTATCATCATCTGGTGGGTTGGTTGCACCACTTCAAATGGAATTTATTGCAAGTATTCTAGAGAATAGTAATGCCTAAGTATCTTAGTGGTAAAGTAAAGGTTAATCCTCAAGATAAGTTATCTCCTTACAGAAATAGATATCTTGAATTGGGTGACGCAGAACCTAATTTTAGCAATCCTGCAACTTTAGGAATTATTAATGGTGGAAGTAGTGCTGGTATTCCAGCTGGAACAAGGTATCAATCCATAACCGTTCATGGAGATACCACTGGAAATAGATATTGGATTCCCGTAGGTGGAGGAGTAATACCAGGTTCCATTAGTGTATTTGAAGAAGGAGTAATTGTAGGTACTGCTAATAGTATTAGCCAACTTAATTTTGTAGGGAATATTATAACCGCAATCGCAGAGGAGGCTATTGGTGGTAATCCTGGTAATATTGCCACAATATCAATTAGACCTACTACTCGTGATAAAGAAATATTATTTTCCAAAGATCCCATAGGAAATGGAAATACTGATTTTTCAGGATCATCTGATTTTACATTCAATTATAACACTGGTATCGTTAGTGTACCCACTGGAATTCATATAGCTCCAATAGTAGGAACAGGTGCTACTTTTAATGTTGGTGCTGGTGGAAGTGTATTTCGTCTTGTTAGTGCTGGAAATACTTCACTGATTGGAATTGGAACCGCAAATCCAATGCAAAATTTGGATGTTAAAGGTAATATAAAATTAGATGGTGATTTGCATTTAGTTGATGCAGGTACTATTATTGATTATACTGGTAATATTGGTGCAGAGGCAAATATTCTCACAAAAGGTGAGTATGGTGTTGAATGGTTAAGACCAAATCAAATTGTAGCTGGTGCTGCTGGAACAGTGACTGTTCTTCAATACCATAAAGCAGGTGGAATTTTAGGAGGAGCTTCAAACTATAATTCTGGAACTGGTGCGATGAGCATTGCAGTTGTATGGGATTCCACTAACAACCGTTTAGGTATTGGTAGCACTCAACCATCAAGTCTCTTGGATGTTGAAGGTGATTCTATATTTACAGGTAATTCTAAATTTACAGGAATTACTAGTTTTGTTGGATTAACAACTGTAACCGAGGGTGGATTAGGTGCAAATAGTTTAACTGTATCTGGTCTTTCCACATTTAATGGTGTTATAGATGCTAATAATGGTATAAATGCATTAACTGCAAAGATTGAAGATTTAACAGCAGATCGTGTTGTCTTTACTTCAACGGATGGAGAACTTCAAACTAGTAACAATATATCATATAATACTACAGATGGATTGAATGTAACTGGATTAATAACTGCTACAAATTTAGCTGCTTCGGGTGTTGGTACTATTGCAAATATTGAAATTGATGGGATTAGTAATGAAATAAAAACATTAAGTGCTGGTTTAGTTTTATCATCTGCTAGTGCTTTGGTTCGTATTGATGATAAATTAGAGGTTAATGATAATACAGATTCCACCAATAGTTTAAATGGAGCATTAATTAGTGATGGTGGATTAGGTGTTGCTAAAAATGCAAATATTGGTAAAGATGTAAATGTTGGTGGTGCATTATCAGTCACAGGTACATCAGTTGGTGTTGCAGTTACTCTTGCTGCTGCTGGTGGAATAACAACCGTTGGTGGAGATTTATATGTTGGTGGAGATTTATTTGTTGTAGATGATATATTTTTAGATGAGGGTAGATTTAACACACTTATTGTAGAACAAAACTCTACATTTGAAGGACTGTTAAATGCTAAAGGTAATGTTGATCTTGGTAATGAAACTTCTGATACGATTACTGCGACTGGTAGATTTGATAGTAATTTAGTTCCAAGTGGAGATACACAAGATTTAGGTACAAGTTTACAAGAATGGAGAGATCTATTCATTGATGGAACAGCAAATATAGATATTCTAAATGTTTCTGAAACTGCTACATTCACTGGTGGTTTAGTTGCAAACTCAGCAAAAATAGAAGATTTAACAGATAATCGTGTTGTTCTTGCTGGTTCTGAGGGAGAACTTGAAGACAGTGCTAATTTAACATTTGATGGATCAACTCTTGCAATCACTGGAAGTATTGATCTAAGTGCAGATATTGATGTAGATGGTCATACAGATTTAGATAATGTAAGTGTTGCTGGTGTAACCACTTTTTCAAGTGAAATAAATTTACCTGATAATATACAGATACAACTTGGAAATGCTGATGATGGAGACTTTGTTCTTGTTCACGATTCTAATGATAGCATTATAAACAATGCTACAGGTGATTTACTTTATAGAAGTGCGACTCATAAATTACAAGCTTTAGATGCCAGTAATATGATTGTTGGTAGTACTGGTCTTGGTGTTACTGTATACTATAATAATGTAAAACGTTTTGCCACATCTGGAGTCGGTGTTACTGTTTATAATCAATTAGATACCACTAATATTGATGCGGTTGGTGTTATTACAGCACGTGATCGCATAAAATTTGCTAACTCAGGTGATGGAATTATATTTGGAACTGAAGATAGTAGTGATAGACCTTCTATAATTGGTTATTATACGTCACAAACTGATAATCACATAGTGTTTAACACTACTGGTACCGAAAAAATTCGCATCACAAAGGATGGTGACGTTGGTATCGGAACTGATAATCCAACTGGAACAAATGCAATTACGAATAATAATGCTACATTAGCAGTTGGAAGTATTAAAGCTAGTAATTTAGAGGGAACTTATACTGTTCCTGGAGAAACAGGACAAGTTTTCTTCAATAATTCTGATGTTTTAACTGCTGCTGATAATTTATATTGGAATGAATCGGACGATAGGCTTGGTATTGGAACCGATGATCCTCAACAAAAAGTTCATTTAACAGCATCAAGTGGTAGTGATGGTTATTTCAGAGCAGATACTGATATTAATGGTGGATTGATGTTATTTGTTCAGGGAACTCAAAGAGGTGTCTTTGCAAACGATAGTGCATTTAATGGAGATGCCACTCATCTTGGTATAGCTGCTGATAATATGGTTTTTAGAACTGGTTCTGTAAATTCATATGATAAAAGACTTATCATAAATTCAAGTGGCCAAGTTGCTATTGGAACTGATCAGATTGAACCAACCTCCACTCCTGAAAATTTTAATATTAAACTTTCCGTTCTTGGGGATATAGTAGCAAAAGCATTTGATGGATCAGGAAATGTTACAACAGATTACACAATTATACATGGTGGGACAATCGAATTAAATCGTGATGCGAGTGATGCTTTTATTGATTTTAAGACAACCACAAGCGAAGATCATGATTGTCGTATTGGAACTAAAGATAATGGTTTAATATTTATCACTGGAGGTGATGGTTCAGGAGAAGAAAGGCTTCGCATCGACTCTAATGGAGCAATTGGTATTGGGACTATTCCTAAGTCTTGGGGTGGATATCCATCTGATGCATCTAAATATAGGGTTTTACAACTTGGTTCTGCTTCTCTAATTGGTCAAGTTGAAGCAGAAGGAACAACAACAACTTGGTCAAATAATGCCTTTTATGATTCTGTCGATAATAGATGGGAATATATTGGTACTGATCAAGCATCGCAAATTACTCAATCTGACGGTATAATTTTATTTAAAACCGCAGTTGAAGGAAATGCTAATAATGCTTTAACTTGGTCAGAAAAACTTCGCATCGACACAGATGGAAATTTAATACCAGCAAGTAATTCTCAAAATATAGGTTCAGCTACCACCTCATGGGGTACTATCTATGGTACTGTTATTGGTGCTTTACAAGGTGTTGCTGATGATGTAAAAACCACAAAGAATGATACTCTAACTTCGGGTTATTTAACTTTTGTTGATAGTAATAATACTACTGCGACTGGTGAAGACATTTATACCTCTACTAATTTTGAGATTGATCCTTCAACGGGAACATTAAAGTTACTGAAGACTGATGGTGGTATTAAATTTGGGCCAGGAACTGCTTCAAATGATGATGCACATATTGAATGGAAAGGTGGTAGTAATGCTGGTTATTTAAGAATTTCCACATCCAATGATAATGGAACAGAATATATTCAGTTTGGAGATTATGATGGTGAAAATAAAACGGGTGATTTTACCGAATGGTTAAAAATACGAAGGAATGGTGCAGATCTTACTGGGCAATTATATGTATCTGGTATATCAACTGTTAACAGTAGTCTTGATGTAAATGATGTTGCTAGATTTAATGATGCAACTGATGCTACTAATTCAACCACTGGTGGATCAGTCACAATAGATGGTGGTGCTGCTATTGCCAAGAGTTTATTTGTTGGTAGTAATTTAGATGTTGGTGGAACTTTAGTTGTAAATGGAAATGTAACATTAGGTAATGATGCTGCTAGTGATACCGTAACATTTAATGCTGATATAGCAAGTCATCTATATCCTAGTGCTGATGAAACACATAATATAGGTTCAGCTACCACCTCATGGAATGAGGTATATGCAAAAGAATATTATGGAACATTTAAGGGAACCATTGATAATAGTGTATCTACATTGTCTCTTGATGCCAGTGTTACTGATGTTTTCGATCTAAGTTCAAATAGTCTTTCTGCTGATGATCCTAATGCTGATAAACTTGTAATATGGGATGATAATAATGGTAAATTAACTCATGCAGGTCTTGGAACTGGATTATATTATAGTGGTACAAATCTTGATAGCACCACCTATGATTTTGAATTAGTAGATTATGGATCCAAGACTGGATCTGGAACTGGTAATGATACAATATTAAGATTAAATCCATCATCACATCCCACTGGAATTGAAGATGATGATATAAGATTGGTTGCTGGTTCCAATATTGAATTTGAACAAGATACAGTATCTGGTATTCTTACTGTATCTTCTACGGATACCACAACTAATAACTTATATAAACTTGAGTGTGCTAAAACAGGTGATACTGCTAATGATACCACAACTACTCTTAATGATGATCCTAAACTTTCACTTCAATCAAATGGTGGTTCTGGAAGCACTTACAGTGAAGTAGATTTTGTTCAAATAAAAGGTGGAAATTTCTGCACCGTAACTAGAGATGGTGATGGTTCATTAACTATTGATGCTGATGCCCAGACTGGAACAACTTATCAGTTAAAAGCTACAAAAGATTCTGATGGTGGATCGACTGGAACTACTGCTGACCCATATCTATTTTTAGATGCCTCATCTGGAGATTATGATGATTCTGTTCGATTAGTAGGTTCAGGCACTGTTGATGTAGTTTTAGATGATGAAGGTCAAATCACTATAAAAGGAAATGATACCAATGTTGATACAGTTACTAATGCATTTAAAACATTTACGGTTAATCCAGGCGAAGCACAAACTAGTCTGGTAGCAGACTCTACGACTGATATACTGAATTTTGCAGCGGCTGGTGGTATGACGATCAGTTCAGCTACTAATGGTGATGGTGATAAGATAATTACATTTGATTCTGAAAATACCAATACCGAATATAATTTTGATGCTGTTGATGATAATGGTGCAGTAAAACTAAGATTAGCAACTCTAGAAGCTACACCAATTAATCAAGATATTGAAATAGCAGGAACTACAAATGAAATTGAGGTGACCAGAGACAGTGATAGTAAAATCATACTATCAATGGCTGCTGGTTACTCTTCTGGAAAAGATTTATCATCTTCATCAAAAAGATTTGATGTTTTGGCATGGACTGATTCTGTGGCAAATGGTGGACATACTTATGTTGGAGATGAACTATATTTCTTCAATAGTGATACTCTAAATCCCGATGCAACAATAAGTTTTTCTGATGGAACAAATTTTGTTTTTGATCACAATATTCTACCAACTCCAAGTGGTACAATTGATCTAGGATCAACGACAGCAAGATGGAACAACATTTATGTAAATGACCTTCAACTTTCAAATGAATCTAAAAAAGACACAGGTGGTAATGATGTGGATGGAACTTGGGGTGACTGGACTTTACAAGAAGGTGAGGATAATGTTTATATGATAAATAATCGAACTGGTAAAAAGTATGCTATGATGCTTAAAGAGGTGGAACATTAATGCCTATTAATTATGATGATATAGTTCAATATAATTTATCAGATCCTCCTGGTGGGACTCCACCAACCAGAAAGTGGCAAGTAAATCCAGCAAAAGTATTACAAATAAGAACCGCCACAGGAAGTGCGGCTAATTCATCTAAAAGTGATTGGGTTAATGTGACATCTATCCAGATGAAACGCACAAAACCAGATAGTATATTTTATGCTCAAATTGCGGGTAGAGTGTCAAGTTCGAGAAGTGCTAGTTTGGCCTTCCCAGCATACAGTAGTTACTCTTATACGGCCTCATTTCCCACCACAAATACAATTACCATTACGGATAACGGTGTAACCACTACAACAACATATATTAGTAATCCAAATGCTGCTGCTTTTAATACTTATGCTATATGGGAAACTGTTAATAATGTTGCTACTGGTTCTAGGTTAATATATTGGAGTGGTTCTGTAGTTTATAGTGATAACTCTACAAATGACTTTGTTTTTGAAGAAGAATTTCTAGGCAATGATGGATATCAATATAAGATAGGGGTTGCTAAGTATTCAAATTATACAACTACAACAACATATACTAAGAGATATGAAGTTGCGAGACGTGGTAGTAGTATTTTTGGTGGTGAAGTTAGTGGAATTCCAGAACTTAAAATCCAAATGAGTAGAATGGATGGTTCACGCTCAAGAACATTAGGTGGAACTTGGAGTGCTGATGATGAATTTAATTTACCTACAGAGAATACTGCTTCTGCTTCCGATGAATTACCTAGAGATGAAACAACTTTTGAACTATCTGATTTTTATCAACCATCAGCATCTGACTACCCTGATGAAAGCACTGTTTTCATTCAATTTCAAGTAAAAAATTCATATTCTGCCAGTAGTGTTGGAAATATTAATGTTGGACAAAACTGTCAGTATTTTAATGTGGCAGGTCTAAGAGTTTATGAGATTGATGCTGGTACGTCAACTTTTATAATGAAGCCAGAGGATGTTGTATTTGAAAACCAAGGCGGTGCAGCTGCACCTACCTACTCCAGTACAAGTGACGGGGATGTCTTTGATAACCCCTATACTCTTGGTTATGGAATACCAAACTCTTGGTGGATAAATCGAAATATCATGTATTCACCAGGCGTTAGGTGTTTAATACCCAATCACAATGTTGCTGGTCAATGGGTTGCATTTGGTGAGGGATATATGAGGGAGGATGGGGAAATTTCCTTCTCTCCTCCTCAATCAGGAGATGGTGAAGCCTATGATACTGCATTTTCTCATATGCTAACTTACCAAGGCGAGATGGCTGGAATGATTACGAGTGATAACGGTCTTACTTGGCAAGAAATGGATGGTGATATGCCAAATACTTCATCTGATGAATATAATCCACCAATAGTTTTTGATTGGGCTACTAATGGAGACACTAGAGTTGACTCATTAGGAGATTTTCGTTATACAGTGTGGTTGGTGGGTGGATATGAACGTCATAGAAAAGACACAGACCTCGATGCATCATATGATGGTTCTCAAGATACTGATGGATATGATATATGCATATATCGTAATGATGAGGGTTCTTTTAGGGGCAAATTTGATGAATGGGCCCTTTTCTTTGTAACAAGAGAAGATAGATCCGATAATGATGAAAATAAAATACCACAATATATATCAGCAATATGTTTTAGTAGTAACACTAGTGGGAATGGATATTTTGTCGTAGGTAATAATTGGGGCAGTACAAATAGACTTTCTAACTCTAGTGCAAAAACACGTTATCAATCCAGATTCCGTAATAACTGGAAAGGATGGTACGAACATGTTTCTGCAAATCAAAATTTAGGTGCAGTTAATTGTTTAACCTCAAATTATGACTATTCAACAAATCCTACTGGTAGTAAAATTGTGGCAGGATATAATACTAAAATGTTGTACTCAGATGATGGTGGAGTATCTTGGGATGAAACTTATGGATATAATAATAATGATCCTACACAGGATGTTGTAAATTGGGATACGGCATTTGGTGGTAGCAGTTACCAAATCAAGGCAATCTATAATGTAACATATATTAAGGATGAAGTATATGTTGGGAATGTAAAAAAAGGACCAGGAGTTTGGGTAGCCTGTGGTTTTAAATCACCAACAACTACATCATTAAATTCTACAAAAGTACCATTCTACTTATATTCAGAAAATGGTGAACATTGGATTGAGATTGACGTTCAAAATGATACTAATTTACCACACGCTTATCCATATAATATAAGGGAGAGAATTACTTACACAGGAAATGGCACCTTAATGACTTGGGCAGGTGCTGGCCCTGGCTCTTCTGGGCCTAAATCAGATTCATCAGCAGGTAGTGGTTCAACATATAATGAACAAACTGATTCATATAAACTTGGAAGCGGTCTAGTGTATAATATAGTTGGTGATTCGGTTCCTGGAGTGCGGGATCCATATGGAAATCCAGATTCTGCTGATAATCAATGGGATACATCAAAAGCGTCATTTTGGGTAAGTCATGGGTCACTTACAGATTGGGTACAAGTATCTTCTGGAACTCCATTTATTGGTGGATCATATTCAGGCACTGCTAATGCACCAACTGATGTAGCAGATGTTCTTACTCTTCCTGCATCAGCAATGGGTGGTAGTGGAGCAGATATATTGATAACAGTTACATCTGTTAATTCTAGTGGTGCAATTCAAACCTTCAGTCATGATGGTGTCATTGATGCTGATAGACCTGATGGATTTTACTTGAACATTTCAGTAACAGGTGGATCAGGAAGTGGTGCTACATTTAGTGTTGTACAATCTGGTTCCCTTTTTGCAGTAAATAATATTAGTTCTGGTAGTGGATATTCAGTTGGTAGTAGTGGGCCTGGAAATACTTCAGCACCTAATGTTTTTCAAATGAAGGCAGATGGTTGGTCACATGGACGTTATATGGTTGCATCAGTTGGGGATGAGGTTTATAACAAGGCTGGTGGTAGAATAGCTTTCATTGACATTCCAGAGTAATAAATATATTTACATTTATGTTATAATATGAGTGTTAATTTTTCTGATCCATCTGCAAATAATCCAAATCTTCCTAATATAGGTACCGAACAAAAGGCACCTCAAGTATTTCATGCAATAGGTCAAAATTCGGATTGGAAAATAGTCACCACCAATGATGATTGGCAATGGGTAACTGGTGTTACAATGACTGCCGTTAGACCTAATAGCACTTATCATGTAACAGTATCTACGTATGCAGTTGCAAATGGAAGTGCTAATGATGGGAAAGGAATTCCATATATCAGAATACAAAGAGGAAATACTAACACTTATGTCGCTAGTAATTCTAATGGACTAGAAGGAAGAACATTTAGCGGTGATTATGGAAATCCTAGTAGAACTATTCATGATGGCAGTTTATTCTGTTTTACGGTTAAAGATTATCCAGAATTAAGAACAGGAGATACGGTTACATATTCACTTCAAGCAAAATGCAATAAAACAGGTAATAATGGATTTTTTTCTGCAAGATTTGGATATGGAGACGAAGGATTTGGATTTGATGGAGCATCTCTAGTTGTAAAAGAAATAGGACGAGGATTAACAGATGCTAATGCAATTGGTAGATAACTCATGAGTGTATATTTTTCCAGAGGGCCTAAACAAGAAAATGCCGGACCTATCATACAACTTCATTCTGATGATTCATCATTTAATTCACCTGTTGGTGCAGTTAATTATCAGGGTAAAAAAGCACATCCTAATAATTGGCAAGATGTTTGCCAAATTACGTTTAATAAACATTCAAATAATAGTATTATGCATATTTCAATGAGAGGTAATTGTCAAGCAAATACTGGTAATAGTACTGCACCTGAAACAGTTCAGGTAACTGTCACTAGGGATGCTGATTTCAATTCAACTGCAAGTTTTGGTGGTAATACTTATCAAATATCAACAAATACTGGTTCGGCTGTTTTTAATCATACTTTTAATATAAAAACTCCATATGAAGTAAGTTTTAATAATAATGCTCGTCGTTTAAATATTACAAATGATGGTAAAACATTAGCAATAGATGATATTAATGATCCTTATGATGATGATTATGATGATTTAACAGTGACTGTTAATAAAGGACGTTTCTATGCTAGTCTCGGTAGAATGACGGATCTCCCTGTTGACTCGGGTATTTACTATATAATAGACGGAAACAGAGGTGCTGCAGGAATTAGAGTAGCTAGAGATTCTGGTAGTGGTAATCCTGA